TATAGAATCAGAAGTAGACCATGTTCTTGTATCGACCAGAGTTCGTCGAGACAAAAATTGTCCCAATTCAGTATTCTTTAAAATGGCCACAACTGGTTGAAAATTTGATAATGTGGAAACATTATCAACATTGGCAGCAGATGAATCCGCAAACACCATATTCTCTTGCTGATCAGACCCAGAGGAAACATCTCCATATGAAGCACTTTCTGAATCTTCAACAACATCACTTGATTGAATTTCTAAACCTAATAAGACGGAATTTAAGATCCGAATGGGCTTTCTAGTGTCAAGCCCGCGACACTCTCCCATTACACGGTGGGAGAAACCTCTTGTGTTCATAGCAATATAAGTCACTTAAATGGGATTATTAGCCCCATTTTTGGAATTTGCATCCAACCCCCAACTTTTCACGGACAATGGGTTGACCGACTTATAACCGCATAGAACACAAACCATAGCCTCCTACTCAGTGAACTTTTGAACAAAGTCGTCCCATGACATCAAGCCATTTGGCAAATATACTGAATATTTATCCTCCTCCAATATGTCCAAAAAGAATTTGTGATAGAAATCAAATATGTCCCTACCATGGAAGAAAGCTTCCATATTGGCACTCACCATGACTTCCACAAACTGCTGTTCAGGGCAAATTTCTGAAGATGGTACCCATACTGTCAAACTCTTGAGCACTGAAGATAAATTCAAAGGACAAGCATGGTATCCCAAAATAGAATCAAATCTCCACTTACGTTTAAGAAATTCGCATGTGTCTATGTGAACATATGGAACTGACAAACTTTCCTTATCTGGCATAGTGTAAACCAGTCCAAATTTGGCAAGCTCGTCTTGCACTGTGGTGTGGTTAAACCAAGGTACAGCATCACTAACCCCCATTATATTATCGTCACCATATGTCATCAAGTTGACATTTTCTTTAAAAGAAAAGCACTCTTTTTGCGGATTTAGGCGAAGATACATCCATCGCATGTATAAACTATTAACCAAAGAATTGATAATTACAGTAAGTGGATGGCCAGAAGGGTTAGTACCAAAGAATTCTAACAAATCTCCATTAAAATTGATCAAAGGAAATGCAGTATCTGTAGCTAAACCCCACATAACCTGCAAATCCTCTTCATCCCATCCAGCGTGACGATGTAATTCGATGATAATCCAAAAAGCTTCCAAAATGAAATCTGAGACCATTTTCTTATCATATTTCCCATAATCTCCAGCAATCATTTTATGAGCTCCATGTTTTGTCAAATACTCATAAAATTGTGTCCATTCTCTCGATGCGGGATTCGTTCCAGGTGCTGCTTCGAAGACAAATTTATTTTCCTGCAACATTTTAACAAAAGATAAAAAATACTGTCTCACTAATAAGCCCATATCAACAGGAGCCCCGGAAAAAGCACGTGTCTTGTCAATGGATATTTTGGCAAAACTAGTTGCCTCATCTTTCAAATGCTCAGTAAAAATGGGAAAAGCTCGCTCGCTATTCCTATATTTGGCTTCCATTTCGTCAACTCTGCTCCACACGTCCGAAGAAAAATCTATACCATCTGGATATAACTCACTTGGCGAATTGATAAGAAAAGCTTTTTTGGTCTTACACCAAGGATGACCCATAGAAGTACTCCTCTTAATTGAATCAATAAATTTAACACCAGGTATGCCATTAACAGCTTCATAGCGTGTCAGCTTATGAAGACGCTTCTCCCAATTCAGTGGCAGACCACGATATATGTCTTGAAGAAAAGATTTTGCTACCGTATGAATCTCACTCCTACTATGCTGAAAAGAAGGATGGATCATGTCAAGCAAATTATTGCGCCAGGGTTTCCAGTTTTTCATGCTAGGTGGTCCATG